GACAACATTTGTTTCAACAGGTGACACTTTCAGTGCAGAAGATGGTGCGTATGATGATTTAGCTATGACTTTAGTGTTATTTGGTTGGTTAGTAGACCAACAATATTTCAAAGAATTAAGTAATCAGAATATTAGAGATAATCTTTATAAAAATCAATTGAGTGAAATTGAGGACTTAACTACTCCGTTTGGTATTATTAATAATGGTTTAAATCATCCAGAATATGAAGTAGATTCTGAAGGAACACTTTGGACAAATGTAAAATAACAAATAATGTGTTTGATGAATAATAAATTTTTGTTAATATAAAAAATGTAATTACTTGTAAAGGAGAAAACAAATGGCATTTCAAGTTAGTCCAGGAATTAATGTAAGTGAGATTGATCTCACTACAGTAGTCCCTAATGTTGCCACATCTATCGGTGCGATAGCTGGTGGTTTCCAATGGGGACCGGTAATGGAAAGAACATCTATTACCAATGAAAATGATTTGGTGAAAGTTTTTGGTAAACCTGATGATATTACATCAGAGTGGTTTCACACTGCAGCAAATTATCTTGCTTATTCAAATAATCTTATTGTAGTAAGAAATGTTAAACCAAATGCTACAAACTCTGTTGTTGGTGATGATAATGCAGGTACGCCAGTAGATGTATATAATGCTACAACGTATGATGATGCTGCGGGCACCTTTAATAGTGCAGATCAATTATTTGTTGGAAAGTATCCCGGAATATTGGGCAATAGTCTAAAGGTTTTAACACTAGATAAACATGGGTGGGATCAGGCTAAAGCAAGAGCGGATGATGTGAATGATACACCCTCAGCAGATCAGCAATTGTTTCTTAATAATTTTGATGCTACTCCTCCTGGTACTTCAAGTTCTATGAAAGGTGCAAATGGAGAAGCTGCTAGTTCTGAAGGAACTGGTAATGATGAAATGCATGTTCTTGTCATAGACGAAGATGGTGCTTGGACAGGAACACCTGGTTATATTTTAGAAAAGTTTCCCTATGTAAGTAAAGCCTCAGATGCAAAACGCATTGATGGCTCAAGTAATTACATTAGAACTGTTTTACGCAACGAATCAGCATATGTTTGGTTGGGTAATCAAAATGAAATCACTGCCGCTAGTACTGACAACGGTGGTGGAGCTCCTGAGAAGGTTGCTGGTTCACCTATGGCAGGTGGCCCTTTTAAAAGACTTAATGGTGTTGGTAAAGAAATACTTGGTGGTTCATTGGCAGGTGGTGTTGATTCTAATCAACTTGATGATTCTGAACTTAAACCAGCTTATACTCTTTTTGTAAATCCTGAAGTAGTTGATGTTTCTCTAATAATGGCGGGCCCAAGTGATTCCTCTACGAATAGTGGAACAGGGAAACATATTATTGATACAATTGCATCAGTAAGAAAAGATTGTGTTGCATTTGTTTCTCCGTCAAAAGGAAGTGTTGTAGCTACAACGGGTCAGATGGCTAGTTTAGTAACTGATAGTACTAATCTTGGTTCTTCTAGTTATGCAGTTATGGATAGTGCTTGGAAATATCAGTATGACCGATACAATGATGTTTTCCGTTATGTTCCGATGAACGGTGACATTGCTGGACTTTGTGCAAGAACTGATTTTACGAATGATGCATGGTGGTCACCTGCAGGTTTGACGAGAGGACAGATTAAAAATATTGTTCGTCTTTCTTGGGAACCTACTAAAGCAGATCGTGATTCATTATACCAACTTGGTATTAATCCGATTATTACACAGACTGGTTCTGGCGTAGTTCTTTGGGGTGACAAAACAATGCAGACAGTTCCAAGTGCATTTGATCGAATCAATGTACGAAGATTGTTTATTGTTCTTGAGAAAGCAATCTCAATAGCTGCTAAAGCTATGTTATTTGAGTTTAATGATGAGTTTACACGTTCACAGTTTATTAATCTAGTAGAACCTTTTCTCCGTGAAGTTCAAGGTAGACGAGGTATTACTGACTTTAAGGTGGTATGTGATAGTTCTAATAATCCTGGTCAAGTTATTGATACGAACAATTTTGTTGGTGACATTTATGTTAAACCTTCACGTTCTATCAACTACATCCAGTTGAACTTTATTGCTGCCCGTTCTGATGTTTCTTTCTCAGAAATTGGTGGATAAATCTTATAAATATATACAAACTTAGAGGAGTAAAATAATGTCTACAATTTCAGATTTCAAAAATAACTTTAGAGGTGGGGTTCGACCCAATCTATATAAAGTTGTAGTTAATGCACCAATTATTGGGCAATTGGATTTGCAATTTCTAGGAAAAGCAACACAAATTCCTGCATCTACAATTGGTAATATTGATGTTGCTTATCGTGGTCGTTTATTAAAGGTTCCAGGAGATCGATCCTTTGAAGATTGGACTGTAACGGTTTTAAGTGACCCTGATTGGCAAGCAAGAACAGCTATGGAACAATGGATGAATAGTATTCAAAATCATTCACAAAATCGTAGTTCTGTTGCTGCTACTAATGTTTATGGAAATGCAAGTGTTTCACAATTGAATCGTGATGGAGGTATCTTGAGAACATATCGGTTAATGGATATTTATCCTACAACTTTGACTGCTATTGAGTTGACAATGGATCCGGACGGTGCACCTGAGGAATTTGCAGTGACATTTGCTGTTAATAACTACACGGTTGACGGTCAAGGTCTTGACGGTACAGCTAGTGGTAGTGGAGTTGATATTTCACTCAGTGGTTCTATTAGTTTGGGTGGCGTAACAATCTCTGGAAGTATTTAAAGTTTTGAATAAGGGGGAGTTAATTCTCCCCCTTTCTTTTTATTATAAACAGGAGAGGTAATCTATGGCCGGACTTGAATTATTTGGATATGAAATAGCAAAGAAAAAAATTAAGCCAACATTCGTAACACCAGAAAATCTTGATGGATCAACACAAGTTGTTGAAGGCGGTGGAGTCTATGGTCATTACTTAGATACTGGTGTTGATGCTAAAGACGAAAATGTTTTAATTAAAAAATATCGTGAAATGTCCATGTCACAAGAAGTTGATATGGCAATTTCTGATGTTGTCAACGAATCAGTTGTGCATGAAGATGGTCGATCATCTATTAATCTTTTTCTTGACCATACTAAACAAAGTACTGCAATAAAAGAAAAAATTGTAACTGAATTTAAAACTCTGCTAAGACTATTAGACTTTAATAGAGTTGGTTCTGATTTATTTCGTAAATGGTATATTGATGGAAAGATGTATCATCATATTATTATTGATAAAGAAAAACCAAAAGAGGGTGTAAAAGAATTAGTATCTATTGATGCTTTAGATATACAAAAAATAACAGAACTAAAAAAAGAAAAAGACCCTGTTACTAATGTAGAAATGGTCGTGGATAAAAAAGACTATTTTGTATATTCTCCGGAAGGTACTACGGGTCAAATAAACCAAGTTCAAGTTTCACCAGATGCAATATCATATGTTCACTCTGGTATGGTGGACAATCAAAAACAAATTATTATAGGTTATCTATATAAGTCAATCAAACCTTATAATCAATTAAGGATGATTGAGGATTCTCTTGTTATATATAGAATGGCAAGAGCACCAGAACGAAGAATATTTTATATTGATGTTGGTAACCTACCGAAAACGAAAGCAGAACAATATCTACGTTCTGTAATGGATAAATATAAACAGAAAATAATTTATAATGCAGCGACTGGTGAAGTAGAAGATCAGAAAAAACAAATGTCAATGTTAGAAGATTTCTGGCTACCACGGAGAGATGGTGGTCGAGGAACGGAAATTTCTACATTACCATCAGGACAAAATCTTGGTGAGATTGAAGATATTGAGTATTTTAGAAAGAAACTTTATCAGTCGTTAAATATTCCTATTTCAAGAATAGAAGGAACAGAACAAACTTCTTTTAATTTAGGTCGTTCTTCAGAGATTAATAGAGATGAAATTAAGTTTGCTAAGTTTGTTGCTAAACTACGACATAGATTTTCAGCTCTCTTTACAGATTTATTAAGAATACAATTACTCTTAAAAGGTATTATTGGTGAAAAAGATTGGGGTGATATTGCTGAGAATCTTGAATATATTTGGACAAAGGATTCTCATTATGCAGAATTAAAAAATAATGAAATTCTCAGAGAACGAATGGAACTCTTACAGATGGTTGATGAGTATAGTGGTAAGTTTGTTTCCGATCAATGGATTAGAAAACGAATCCTACGTCTAACGGATGAAGAAATAGAACAGATTAATCGCGATAATAAGAAAGCTGGTCTCGGTGATCCAGATGATTTCGATATTAATCCGGATCTGGTTGCACCAGTTGATATTCATAGGTAATTTATATGCTAATAAAATCTAGTTTTATTAAACATTTTAAAAAAAAACTTTCTGTTCGTGATTTAAATAATGTTAATGAGGCTATTCATTATGCATTTAAATTAACAGATACTTATGGTATTAATAAATTGAACAAATCTATATTTGAAGCATCTATTAAATATAATATAGATGAAGAAACATTAAAAGATAATATTGATAATTTTTTTGAAAGGAGTAACAATGAGTGATTTGAAAGATAATATTTTTAAAAATATTATAGCTAAAAAGTTTACTCAAGCTAATAAAGATTTTGGAACTGTTATGAAAAGTAAAATCTTTACAGGTATTGATGACTTTAAGAAATCTTTTGTTTATAATCCTAGGGATGTTTCTGGAGACGAAGTACCTGTTGAAACACCCAAAGAGGAACCAAAAGATGCTGTTTGAGGTATTGTCTATAGCAGCACGTAAAAAGATGTCACGCATTATGAAGATGAAATCTAAGCAGATTGCGAGGAAGCGTGCAATATCAATGAAAAGAAAAGCTAGTCCTGAGAAAATTAAGAAACGAGCAGAGAAAAAAGCAATAGGTGTTGTTGTAAAAAAAATCTTGGGAGATAGAGATAGATCAGAGTTAGGACAATCAGGAAGAGCAGCTTTAGAAA